GATATTCCCGATCTACCGGTTCAAGACCAACGGGCAATGCGAGTGCGGCGACCCGGAATGCCCGGCACCTTCCAAGCATCCCCGCGCATCCAATTGGCAGCACACTCCGATCTGGGATGACGACCAGGTAGATGCCATGGAAGAACACGGCCACCTCGACACAGGTTACGGCGTGCTGTGCCGCGGCTTGCTGGTGATCGATGTTGACGCTCGAAACGGTGGCGTGGAATCCTATGCCAAGTTGAAGTCTGCGGTGGAGGGCGTTGACGATGCCGGATTGATTGTCGCCACGGGGTCCGGCGGCGGGTCGCAGCATCTCTATTTCACCGCCCCTGAAGGCGTGGCGATGGTCACGCATCTGCCGGAATACCCTGGTATCGACTTCAAGTCTTCGGGTTACGTGGTCGGGCCGGGGTCGGCGCATAAGTCGGGGGGCATCTATACCGCGGACGGTTACCCGCAGGACATCGGGCCGGCGCCGCAAGCATTGATCGATCTGCTGCGCCGGCCGGAGCGCCACCGATCGGAATTCAATGGGCACGCGGTCGATCTGGCGCATTCTGACATCGCGGACATGCTGTCCTACATTCCCAACAATGATGTGCCATATGACGAATGGATCGGCATCGGCATGGCCATCCATCATGCCACGCAAGGATCAGGGCTGGGCTTATGGGAACGGTGGTCCGCCACCTCTGGCAAGCATGACGACCGGCAGATGCAATACAAGTGGGGCAGCTTCGGCAGGGCGGCTAATCCTGTCACGATCGGTACGCTGATCCATCACGCACAGCGTGGCGGCTGGGTCATGCCGGTGTCTTTTGCGCCAGACCGGCAGTTCAACGATGAGCCAGAAGACGTGGCCGCGGATGGCCTGCCTTTCGACATATCCGGCGTTGACCTGACCGCACCGCCGGGTTTCGTGGGCGAGGTTGCCCGCTGGATTTCCAGTCAGTCTCAGTTCCCGCGCAAGCATATTGCGGTCGGCGGGGCGCTGTTCGCTATCGGCAATATTGGTGGTTTGCGATACGTAGATGATGTTTCCAACGTCACTAGTAACCTACTTGTGTTCTGTATTGCAGAATCAGGCACCGGCAAGGAAGGTATCCTGCAAGGTGCGATGAAGCTGATGAAGGAGGCAGGTATCGGCAAAGCCTGTTATGGCCGCATCAAATCTGATAAGGAATTTCTTGGTAACTGCATTCGTAACCAAGCGATGTTTTACACGCTAGACGAATTTGGCGAGTTCCTGAAGAAAGTGGAAAACGCTCGCTCCAAGGGCGGCGCCAGTTACTTGGAAGGTATCTATGGCCGTATCATGGAGATTTACTCCAAGGCGGCGCCGGGCGGGGTCTACGCGCTAGGCGGTGATGATCGCGACGAGATACGCAAAAGCCTGGAAACAGAGATAGGACGATTGACATCGCAGGCGGATGACAAGCCATCGCCTTATCTGGAAAGCCGCATCGAGTCCGCAACGAAAATCCTCAATATGTTGGACACCGGCATTGAGCGGCCATTCCTGTCGCTTTTGGGTGTGACCACGCCGAATCTGTTTGAAGACCTGATGACGCCGGAGATGGCGCGATCGGGGTTCATCGGCCGCGCCATGATGTTCAACGAGCGCATCAACGTGCCGGACGGGGTATTCGGGCACACGCCGCCGCCGTTGCCGGAGAGCATTGCCAACACGCTGTGCGCGCTGTGGAATGGCGGCACGTTTGACGTGTTCGCTGGGCACCGTGTCGAGAATTACGATGCACCGGTGCAGATACCCAGCACCGAAGGCGCGCGCAGGATGCTGGAGAAGCTTTATCCATGGCGTCTGGAGCGGGCGCGCAGGGAGGAGGAGGCGACGGGGCTACATACCCTCTGGAATCGCTTCTATGAGGGCGTGGCCAAGGTGTCGTTGATCCTGGCCATGCCGGAGCAGTTGCGTACCGAAGAGCATGTCCGCTGGGCGTTCGCGCTGGTGAAACGGGATATCGAGGAAAAAATCAGGCTGGTGGGGTCCAACCGCACCGGCAACCACGAGAAGGCGGACGCGCTCGGACAGCGGGTCATGGCCATTCTGGGCGACGAGACGATGACGGATAGCGTCATCTTCAACCGGCTTCGCACGAAATATCGGCGCGAGGACGTGACCAGTGCGCTTGACGCCTTGGTCAAGGCGCGGATGTTGATCGTATCCGAAAAGCAGCATCCGGCCAACAAAACCGTGGTGCGTCGGTATGCCAAGGCGGCAGGATAGTGGGGCATAACGCTGAATAATCAGCGTAACTTATTGAAAACGCTATGAAAAACAGGATAGCAGAATAATAGCCCTATAACATATATTCCCTTTTATAATTCCTCTCTCTTTAATCTCTCTAATACGAGAGAGAGAGAGAGAGAGAGAGAGAGAGATAATAAATATTCTATTATTCTACTAAATAGCCTTAAAAACCGCAGATTTCCGCCATTTCCTGGTTAGTGGATTCTGCTTAATCAACGCTAAGGAGCCGATGGATATGAAAATCGACCTCGATCAGACCGAGAAGTGCCTCGCGCCGTGTCGCTACTGTGGGTCCGTGTGGGGCGTGGTGAAGGATGGCAAAGGGCCACACGCCAAGCGCATCGATTGCCACGGCTGTGGCAAATTCCTGAACTGGATGCCGCTTCGGTTGGCGGCGCAGCTTGGGTTTTATGAGAGAGTGGAATGATCGACCGCCGCAACAATCACCGAGTCACCCGCGACGGCGCATGGTTGCCGTGGGGGCATCAGGTGGTGGTGGCGCCGCGCAGGAGCCGGGAGAGGCTGCGGGAGGACTATTGGCGGATGAGGGCGGGATTTATCGAGACTTGGTGATGGCGACGGCGGGCGGGGGTGAGGAAAAGGGGTTGACGTGATGGCGACATGGCGTCATGACGGTGGGGAAGGAGATGCGCTGTGACAATTTGGAATTACATCGGTTGGGCGTGGATCATCTGGACCATGTTCAATGAGGGTTTGGCGATGATGGTCCACACTCGCACGTATAGCGGCAAGCCCGGTGTCGGCACTGGTGTCCTATCATGGATTTTGTCGGGTCTTGCGATCTGGGCGGCGATGTCATGAGCAAAACCATGGCAGAACACGCCCGCGCGTACCGCACCCGCAAGGCGGAGAAGATGGCGCGGATGGAGGAGCAAAACGCCAATCTTCGCGCCGCTCTATCGCTCGCGCTGTCTTGGCTCATTCATAACGAGCCGGGCGACTCGCGCGGTGTGTCCGATGAGTTTGTGGCAATGGCGTCTGTGCTTGATGACGTGATGAACGATGAAGTGATGCCCATCATTCACAAGGCTATCGCTAACCAGAAGTAACCCCAACGGCACCGGGGAGCCACACCCGCTCAACCCGGTGCCTGACGCAGGAGATTTGCGCTGTGACGAACAATAATCATTTTCGCGCCGAAGCCAAGGCCGATGAATGGGGTCCCGAGATCAAGGTCGAGGGGAAGCGGCCGGAGTGGCTTGAGAAAGGCACCAAGGGCATGTTTGAAAACACGCCGGGGCATTGGCTTTCATATACTGACGATCTTGATTTTTGGTCATGGGATGAAGGCGCAAACGATGGCAAGGGCTGTCCAATCCACATCCGCCTCCCCGCCAACCACCCCCACTATGCCCAAAACGCCCCGGAAACGCACCGTCAGGGCACGAACGGGGTTCGGAATAGCCAGGAGTGCCTTGAGCGTATGGAGGCGCTGGTGCGGCGTATGGCGGCGATGCACGTGGATGGTATGGAACATCGCATTGAATCGCTATTCATTGAGGCGGATAATATTGTTCACGACCTGCCCGAGCCGGCGGACCCGGATGAAGCCGTGGCTGATGAAATTCACAGCGAATGGCTAGACAACAGCGATGGCACTAGGGCCGTAATCATGAAGGCGCTGAAACGCGGTCGCGCCCTTGAGCGGGGTGATGCCGCTGCTCGCTCGCATGGGGGGATGTGATGATTTACACTGTCATAGGCTACGAACGCACAACCCGCATGATGCGCGTTGAAGCGGACAGCGAAGACGAGGCTATCGAGAAAGCCAAGGCCGGTGATTACGATTGGGTTGATACGGAACCAGGGCCGATGCTTCATAGACCGAAATGGACAGCAGAATGACCATCTGGACACACTTCCAAAGAGGCTTCGGCTGGGGCATCGGCCGCGAGTTGTCACGAGCCTTGGCGCGGGCTATATTCGGGAAATGAACATGCCGCAAAATACGGAGGAAAACGGCAAGAGCGCAGAGTTCCTTGCGCAGGCCGGCAAGGGGCGCCCAAAAGGCGTCCCAAACAAGACAACTGCGCTTCTCAAAGACGCCATCTTGCAAGCGGCGGAAAAAGCTGGCGGTGAAAAGGGAATGATCGGCTATCTGACCGAACAGGCGGAGAAAAATCCGGGTCCATTCTTGGCGCTACTTGGCAAAGTCCTCCCCATGCAGATCGCAGGAGAAGACGGGGGCCCCGTCCAGATCACCCACATTGAGTTGCGCCCGGTCACACCGGAATGACAACTGTTGGCATTGACATGCCGGCAAAGCTGGTGCCTGTCTTCACTGGTGAGGCGGACATTCGCGGTGCCAAGGGCGGTCGCGGATCGGGCAAGACCCGCACCTTTGCCAAGATGACGGCAGTTCGTGCGCTGATGTGGAGTAAAGCCGGTCGCGAGGGCATCATCCTTTGCGGCCGTGTCTTTATGAACTCTTTGGCTGATTCATCGCTTGAGGAAATCAAGGCGGCGATCCGAGAGACGGATTGGCTTCTGCCTCACTTTGACATTGGTGAGAAGTACATCCGCACGGCGGATGGTCGTATCAGCTACAGCTTCACCGGTTTGGACCGCAATATCGATAGCGTGAAGTCCAAGGCGCGCATCCTTTTGTGCTGGGTGGATGAGGCCGAACCGGTCACGGATGAGGCGTGGACTAAACTCATTCCGACGTTGCGCGAGGAAGACTCGGAACTGTGGATAACGTGGAATCCAGAGCGCGAGGAAAGCGCAACCAACAAGCGGTTCGGCAATACCAGCAATGAGCGGATCAAGATTGAGACGCTGAATTATTCGGATAACCCTTGGTTTCCCGATATCCTTGACCGCGTTAGACTGCGCGACAAGGACGAGCGCCCGCATCTGTACGATCATATCTGGGGCGGTAACTACATTCTTGTGCAGGAAGGAGCCTACTTCGCACCGCACCTGACCAAAGCGCGCGAGGAAGGCCGCATTGGCATGGTGGCCGAAGACCCGAACCTGATCGTGCGTCTGTTCGCGGATATCGGAGGTACGGGCGCCAAGGCGGATAACTTCGTGTTCTGGGCAGGGCAATTCGTGGGCACCGAGATACGCTGGATCAATCACTACGAGCAGCAGGGACAGCCGGTGTCGGCGCACTTGAACTGGATGCGGGCGCAAGGGTATTCGCCCGATCGCTGCAAGATATGGTTGCCGCATGATGGTGACACGCAGGACAAGGTGTTCGACACGTCCTACCGCAAGGCGCTGGAGGATGCAGGCTACGGCGTCGAGGTGGTGCCGAACCAGGGTAAAGGTGCGGCGATGCAGCGGGTCGAGCGGGCGCGGCAGTTGTTCCCACGTATGCGGTTCGATGAGACGAAGTGCGCCGCCGGCCTGAAGGCGCTCGGCTGGTATCACGAGAAGCGCGATGATGACCGCGGTATCGGGCTGGGGCCTAACCACGATTGGTCTTCCCACAGCGCCGACGCGTTCGGCACTGGCTGCGTGGCCTATGAAGAACCGCGGAAAGCTGTTACGCTCGATCTAAGCAAGTTGCGGCGTGGAGTTGTTTGATGGCCCTGCATGATCCCGATGAAATGCAAGCAGAGCAGGGCATCGACCTGGACGAACTCGTGGACGCCCTGCGCCGGGAAGCGGAGAGCGCGGATTCCGAGTGGGATCGGGTGCGGCATTTCCAGGAGGCGTCACGGCGTTTCTATGAGGCGCGGCCGTTCGGGAATGAGGTGGAGGGCCGTTCGCAGATCATCCTGCCCGATGTGCAGGAGACGATCGATTACATGGTGCCGTCCGTCCTGCGCACGTTCGTCAGCGGCGATCGTGTCGTGGAGTTCGAGGCGACGGACGAAGCGGATGAAGAATTGGCTGATGAGGCCACGTCCGCGATCGGTTACAGCTTCATGCGCGATCAGGATGGCTACCGGGTGCTGCACGACTGGCTGACGTGCGGGCTGTTGGAGAAGTACGGCGTCACCAAGACCACGATGGTGACGGAGGAAAAGGTGATGCGGGAGCGCGTCACCATTGGCGATCCGGTCGAACTGGAGGGGTTCGACGGCGAGGTCGAGGACGCGGAAGCGAACGAAGACGGCACCTACACGCTGTCGCTGAAGGCGGAGGTGACGAAGAAGCGGTTCGTTGACCAGACCATCCCGGCGGAGGAATTCCGCTATTCGGCGCGTGCCCGGCATGAGGACGAATCGGACTATCTCGCGCACGTCGCGGCCAAGACCCGTTCCGATCTGGTGGACATGGGGTTCGATCGTGAGCAGGTCTACGCGCTGCCGGTCTATACCGGGATGCCGTATGAGCGCGGCGATACCGACACACAGTGGGAACCAGACCCGGAAAGCACGCCTGCGCTTCAGATGGTGGAGTTGCGTGAGGAATATGCGCGGATCGATCTGGACGGCGATGGCATCGCGGAACGGGTGAAGATATTCCGGGTCGAGAACGATATCCTTCGTTGGGCGGATGGCGAACTGGCGGTGGAGACGGTGGACGAACAGCCGTTCTCGGTGTTCTGCCCGTTCCCGCGTCCCAACCGCATGATCGGCTACTCGCTGGCTGACAAGGTGATGGATATCCAGCTTGCGCGTTCCACTGTGGCGCGGCAATTGTTCGACGGGATGTATCAGGCGAACCTGCCGCGGCCGGTGGTGTCCGAACGGGGAATGTCCGAGAACACGATCGACGATCTGCTGTCGCCCATTGCCGGCGCACCGATTCGGGTAGTCGATGTTGGCGCAGTGGTGCCCTATGCGACCAACTTCGACGTGGGCAAGTCGCTGACCGTCATGGAGTGGATGACGGGCGAGCGCGAGAGCCGTACGGGCATTACCCGGCTGAATCAGGGACTTGATGCTGACGCGCTAAACAAGACCGCGACCGGCACAGCGATGATGCAAGCGCAGGGCCAGCAGCAGGAGGAGTTCATCGCCCGCAACTTCGCAGAGGCGTTCTCGCGCCTGATGGCGAAGAAATACCGGCTGATGCGGCGCGAGGGCGAACCGTTCAAGATCAAGGTTGATGGGCAATACCGGGAGGTAGACCCGACGCAGTGGCCCGAGGATGTGAACCTCGCGATCCGGGTGGGGTTGGGCACCGGCAGCAAGGACAAGCGCGTACAGGCGCGCATGGCGTTGGCGCCGATCCTGGCTGAGGGCTTTGCGAACGGGCAGGTGAAGCCCAAGCATCTGTTCCATGCCGTGGACGGGCTGGTGCGTGATCTGGGGATCGGGCAGGGGGATGACTTCTGGACCGATCCCGATACGCCATTGGCGCCCGGTGAAAAGCCGGAGCAAGAGCAGCCTGATCCTGAGATGCTTGCAATGCAGGCAGAACAAGACAGGGAGGAGCGCGCATTCCAGTTTGAGCAGCGCAAGGCCGATGCCACGCTTCAGCTGAAGCGCGATGAGGCTTCTGCGAATATTGAAGCTCTACGCGAGCGTCATGCTCTTGAGATGGAACAGAAGCGGGAGCAGGCCCGCCTTGATGCGCAGCTTGCTCGCGAACGCGCCGATGACGAAGCCGCACTGGCCATTTATCGCACCGACAAGGAAGCTGAGGTGAAGGCGTATGCCATCAGCAAGAAAGCTGATACAGATGCGGCAATCGGGAAGAACCGCGAAGGTGGGGATTTGGATAAATGACCTTGCTTGACCGCCTCCTAGCCCACTTCGGCTACACCCGCGCCGACGCTCCCCGCCCCTACACCCGCGTCAACAACGGCGCAGACGCCATTGCCCGCGGACAGCGGTGGGAAGCTTTTGCGGAAGAAGAGGGAGGGCTGTATGATATGATCGCGTCGTTGCGTGCCGATTACTTCGCCAAGGTTGGCCAGTTGAGCCCCAGCGAGCGCGACAAATTGCTGGCGCTTGGCATGGCGGACAAGATTGCGCGGGAAATCGAGGGCAAGGTGCGCGCGGTCATTGATACTGGTCATATTCGTGCTAAAGAGAAGGAACATACCGAGCGCGTCGCTAGTGTGGGACGTTATCGGTAATTAGCCGCCCCACGGGGCATAGGAGTGTGAAGTGGCCCATTCTCTACAAGAGGAAGCTACCGACACCGTTGATGACCTCGACAGTGCGGCGGCAGCAATCAGCGGTTTGAACCTTGATGAGTTCGCGGATGACGCCGAACCCAAGGATGACGAAGATTCTACGGACGAAGGCGAGTTAGACCTTGCCGACGACGAAGAAGAGCAGGAAGACGAGCAAGGCGAACCGGACGAACCGGTCATCGACGCGCCCGTCAGCCTGACGGCGGAGGAAAAGGCTGCGTTTGCCGATTTGGACCCAAAGTCCCAACGGTATGTAGCCGACCTTGAGGCGCGCCGCGCTGTACAGGTCCAGACCGCGACCACGAAGGCAGCGGAAGCCCAGCGTGCGGCGGAAGCCAGCGCAGCCCGTGCCGACGCAGAAGCGAGGGCGGTATACGCTCAGCAGTTGAAGGCGCTTGGTGCCGCGTTGGCGCCGGAACGTCCCGATCCCATGCTGGCGCAGACCAACCCTGCCGCTTACATTGCCCAGCAAGCGCAGTATGACGCCCTGAAGGCCCAGCACGATGAGTTCGTGCAGCAGGCGGAGGCGATCGGCAAGGATGCCGAAACCGCGATGAGCGAAGCCGAGGTGGCCCAGCGCGACCGCGAACTGATGGCGATTCCTGAAGTGGCCAATGAGGCGACGCGGGAGGAGTTCTTCAGCAGGGCGATCGGTGAAGGCAAGAAACTCGGGCTGGATATGTCCCAGATCGGCCATGCGTCGGCAGGGGAGCTGAAGGCGCTTCGTGAGATCGCGACGTTGCGGGAGAAGGCGGACAAGTACGATGCCGCCACGGCCCGTAACATGCAGCGCGTGCGAGACGGCAAGAAGACGAAGACCACCAAGCCCAACGCGGCCCAGCCCAGCAGCGCGGAAGGTCGGGGTTATCGTGAGTCGCGCGATCGATTGAGGCAGAGTGGCGACGTGAAGGACGCCGCTGCCGCGATTGCTCGCTTAGGTTTGTAACGGCCTACTGCGCCAACGTCGTGATGACAGTAGGCCCTCCCCAAGTGGATCAGAACAATGGCAGTTCCATCGAATACCATCCAGACCATGAGCCGGGTCGGCAACCGCGAAGACCTGTCCGACCTCATCAGCAACATCAGCCCGACCGAAACGCCTTTCGTGACCGCGATCGGTCGCGAGAAGGCCGAAGCGGTCTATACCGAATGGCAGACTGACGCGCTGGTGTCGGCCAACCCGCAGAACAAGGCGGTGCAGGGCGATGACCTGTCGAACGAGAACCGCCCGGCGACGACCCGTCTGGGTAATTATACCCAGATTTTCACCAAGGTTGTCGGCACCTCAACCACGCAGCAGGCGGTGAAGGCCGCGGGCCGCGCCAACGAGCACGCTTATCAGATCGCCAAGGCGGGCAAGGAATGGAAGCGCGACCGTGAAGCCCGGTATACCGGTAACTTCGCAGCGGTGCCGCCGTCCTCGACCGTTGCTGGTGAAGCAGCGGGCGCACTGGCGTTCATGCGTACCAATGCCAGCCGCGGCGCTGGTGGCGTCAATCCGACGCTGTCGGGCACCACACAGGGCTACCCGAACGCACCGGCCACTAACGGCACGCAGCGGGCCTATACCGAGGCGCTGCTGAAGGCGGCGATTGCGTCGGCCTGGAACGCTGGCGGCGAACCTACGCTGGTCATCACGTCGCTGGCGCAGAAGCAGGTTGCGGCAACGTTCTCGGGCTTGGCGCAGCAGCGTCGTGAGACGGGCAACAAGCGCCTGACCATCGTGGCGGGCGCGGATG